AACGAATTATGCAGTCGTTCAAGACTCCAAGTAAAGTCTTCCCAATAACTATCTATCTTGGAACGCTCATAGTCAGAGGTCACAAAATGTTCGTGGGCTACAAACAATAGGCCTGCCTTGATATGCTCCAACTGTGGAAAATGAGCAAACGCCATGAGCGCCATCAACTGTAACTGTTTTGGGTCAGGGTACTTGTTGCTTCCTGTCTTGTAATCCACGATGAAACCTTGGTCATCATTGACAACTAGCAAGTCAGCGATACCGCGAACCCAATAATCCTTTGCGCCAAATGTGCAAGGCTCTTTGGCATAAGTAAGCGCCATGCGATGCTCGGGATACTTGTCCCCTTCCATGTCACGCAGTGGGTCTAACTGTTTACTAAAGTGTGCGTAATTCTTAAGAAGCGGAGTACCATCTTTAACATAATCTTCCAGTGCAGAGTGAACCTCTGTACCATACCGCATCTCTTTGGTAGGAAACTTTGTGAACCTTTTTAGTACCTTAACTTCTTGGTACTGTTTAGGGCAATTCGCGTAGTCCTTGATACCGGAGTACGACCATTTAATTTCAGATGGGTGCATGATACTGACTTTGACTAGGAGTTTTTGAAGCCCTCATCGTACCATTTCTTTTATCTTCGTCATAGTGTCCGATAACATAGTCTTTGACAATCTTACCGTTCTTCTCGTCGCCAACAAGCATGGGCTCGACCCATGCGCGTATTCCAGATTTATATGTTCTCCAGTGACCTCTTCTCCAGTGCTGCCGTGGAGAGGCGTGTGTCCCTTGAGGTATGCTTGGTAGAGCTCTTTTTTGTGCGGTGACTGAGATCAAGCGAAATTCAATCAAGGGTTTCTTGCCCTTGCGCATCTTCTTCTCGTTGACTTCTATATCTCTTGGGGTAGGTACAGACATATAGACTTCGCCTGTGTGATAAGTCATCATATAGATAGCTCTTAGCACATTGTATATTATGCTTCCAAGTTTTGGAATCCACTTTTCTTGAGAGATATGAGTTTGACTTGCTATTGATAGTACTTGCGTCTCCCCATCTAGGAAAACTTCTACGCCAGTCGTGGCTATATGCAAGGGCTTGTTAATATCTTCAGCTAGAAGTGTATGTACTGTTATAGCGTTTTCTTGTTGTGTAACAATGAAAAAAGCAAGTCTATTTATGATGCTACCGTATTCATCCATGTACGAATAAACACGCTCTTCGGTTTCGTACTGCCCTGTGATAACAACAATTTTAGGGAATGGCAATTTAATCTTGCCTTCCTCAATAAATACATTCTCAAAATCAGGTGGGGTTTCATAGTCTCGTTCAATTGCTATCTTGGGGTACTTAACAATAGCATTGACCACTTCTTCTCCCGCGCCTTCCAAACCAACCCACTCCTTTTCCTTTACAAAATCGCATACTTCACCCATTATGAGTCTAAGGCCATCTTTTATTCTTGCGTCTTCTAAACCTTTTCTTAGGGATTCATATCTTGTATTAGCCGCAATGCGCCCAAATGAAATAATTTTTAAATTTTCAGGGTTCTGTGTCATTTTAGTTTTAGTCACAGCAAGTTTTTCAAATTTACTCATTAGCAATCTCCATAAGTTGCTCCCGCTTTTGCTTCACATGCGACAGGTAGCCCACTCGCCCATGTTGGCGGTTTGAACATGAGACCAGTTATGACCTCTAGGGCTATGTCAACCTTGTCTTCTTCTACAACCACGACTGCGGCATCATGCACAGTCAATGCAACGCGATACTTATCATTGATCTCAACCATCTGAGTACCCACGATTATTCGCGCCAACGCTTGAACAATGTTCTCTACAACTCCACCACCCCAAATGGATATCTCGCCTCTGCGTGAGTCATAGACAATCTGTGACTTGCCATCCTTCTCAGCCCTGCGTAGGTTAGGGTATCGGATGCGTAAGTTATTAGGCAAGATGATGCCTTCCGCGTCGTAGAACACACAACCATGCTGACCGAACGATAGTGGCTTATCAAACTTCTTGTTCATCATGTCCTCAAGCAGTCGATCAGCTTCATGCCACAGGTCAATGATCTTGTCGTTCTTATCTCGGTACACATCCACAATACGTTTACACTCTTCTGCATCAAGCTTGACATTAGGGGGTGTAGTGGCTAACGTGTGTTGTAACTTTAATGACCCAGTGCCGTAGCCCAATCCCAAGATACAAGTTTTACCCACAAATCTCTCAATTGGGTCTTTCTTAGATATGGGTCGCTCATAGATACTGGATGCAAACACAGAGTACACATCTTCACCATCTGCGAATTGTTTAACCACATCATCTTGACCCGCAAGCCACGCAAGCACGCGAGCCTCGATCTGCGATGAGTCAGAGTTAATTACTAGATAGCCCTCGGGCGGGATGATTCCCTTCTTCAAGGCTTTCTTTTTTACATCACGGCTTGGCAAGTTCTGAAAGTTAATCTTGTCTGACCCCGACCATCTGCCAGTATGTGCGCCATAGTATTTCAGGGGGACAGGAATCATTCCTCTGTTGCGCTTGCCTATATCAATGAATCGTTGGATGCGCTTTTCTTCTAAAGTTGACTTCGTGCCGAGACGTACTGCGCACAGGTGTTGGATAAAAGTATCTTCATTCTCAGTTAACGCAATGAAGCCCTCATCCTTCTTAGCAAGTGCGGGTACTTCTTTGCCAGTCGTAGGACTATTCTTGAGTGGCACAGTCACACCGAATCCTTCTAGCACCTTTGCGAACTTTTGATTGCTAGAGAGTTGCTTACGCACCTCCTCCTCAGTCGTGCATTCAAGCTTCTCCATCAGCGATGAGAGTAATTCGCTCTGCTCTTTGCGTAGATCATCAAGGCGTTGCTGAAGAGTCTCCTCATCCACATAAAGCATGGGGTGGGTGAACATGCGCAAGGTCATGTCTATTAGTTTGAGTTCCTCCATCGGGAAACCTTTAGACATGTTATTGAACAGTTGGTAGGTCAACGCGACATCGTTACGGCAATACTCTCCGTATTGCGCTAAGTCCTCGGGAGTAAAATCCGAACGAGTCTTGTCGATAGCGGCAGTAACCTCTGTACCTTTCTCACCTATCTCATATCGGAGTGCGAGCTTGGCCAGAGAACCACCGACCTCCACACCATGTATAGCTCTCGCCATACATAGCGTGTCTAAGTAAACCATTGGAGTGATACCAAAGTGCCACTTCAAGATCGCGCCATCAAACAACGTGTTGTGGGCAAGCATCATACTGTTCTTCCAGTCAAATTGCTTCAGCCACTTGCGTGTTGCTTCGCGGTCTCCCGAGAACCATACTGGCTCACCAGCGTCAACCTGTACTGCAACCCCAATAACTTCAAACCGCGAGTCTCTGATGTACTCCTCCGTGGTCTGAGTTCTGAAGCCTAGGTCTTTGCTTGTGTAGTAGGTCTCAAAGTCAATGGTGATAAGGCTCATTGATTACTTAGTTGAGTTGATTTCGCGTGTCAGATACCATTGCGCTTTGCGTAGATCTTCCAACTTGTTGCCCTTGTGATCGGCTCTCGTAAGATACTTAATCACATTACCAAGGTTGTAGTTCAACTTCTTCGCTTCGATGAAGTCAATGGTCTCGATGCCACCTGCCGTGTAGTGAGGCGGTTGATTCACAAGATCAGGGACAGGTAAAAGTGTAGGCGGTAGCTTGGCATACTGCATAACTTTATCGGTAGGTTTAATGCGAACCTCTTCCAACAATGCCTTAAAACTTTTATCCGTGGTCAGGGTAGTCAAGGGAACCGCCGGGGTAATCGGTAAGCGCCCAGTTGTTTTAAGCTTGTTCTTGATGACGTACAAGTACTTAATGTCAATGCCTAATGCGGAAGATACCTCGGCATGCTTAGCATCGGGGAACTTCTCGTAGTGGCGACGAACTTTTTCGATTGTGGTGAGTTTGCGTTTTGTCATATAGACTTTCTTAAGTAAGGTTAGGGATTGGTATAGTAAGGCTTAGTTTTTATTTGTCAAGTGGTTTTCTGAAATATTTTTTATCCTTTCATAATATTGTTTAGGGAATGGGTCTTTCTTATCTAATAACTTTCTTAACCATTCAGCACCTCCAAGATGATTAAGAACAATCCATTGTCTATCTGACATTCGTACTTGTCTGCCTATGAGTGGCTCGGGCGGTTTAGGTCTTGGCATTATGGATTTCCTTTTTTCGTG